GGTACGCTACCCACCCCCTGCCACGTTCCCCCAACGGCTTTTAACAAAGTTTAACAAAGTTTAACACGTGGGTACTGGGTCGCAACTCTACACAACATTTAACACACCTTAACCAAGTTTAACGATTGCGACTTTTGCCACGGCTGGGGTGGTGTTGTCTGTTTGTGTCTAAATTGTTCCACGTGGAACACTTGTCCTGTAACTCGCTGATATTCAACGGCTTGCACGAATTTACAAATGTGAATAAATATACAAAAGTAAATCGGTGCTGTGAGTTGCTGAAAATTTTGCAGAAACTTTCACGTGGTTGCAAGCTGATTGTTAAAAATTCTAAAAATGAAAATTTTTTCTCGCTTATTTGTTGTTATGTCGAAAATTTTTTGTATCTTTGCACCGTGTTTGATTACACAATGAATGTTTAACAATTAAATAGCATAGCAATGGAACAGACAAAAAACATTGAACGGTTCAGACTTGAAATGATAGTTAAAGCCGTTGAAGACGTAACAAACGACTTCGATATTACAGACGCTTTAAGTGATTATCTCGACTTGCTGCGTGACTTTTCGGGGTGTATCGAAAACATACAAAATGACTGTTATGTATCAGAGGGCAAACAGCCCGAAGACGTTTTGCAAGAGTTGAAAGATATGTATAATACAAACCGCCTTACCGATTTGGTTTGGAACACTTCACACGTTGAAAGGGTCTGCAAGGCACTGGAAACAATAGCCCATCAAGTTAAGTTTCTCAAAGATAGTATCAACAAATAACACGTGTTAATTATGGGTATTGAAAAAGTTATCGAGATTTACCTCAAATCGCTGGAACTCGTTAAAGAAGGTATAGGTGAAATAGATACCGAAAGTGAACACTGCAAAGGCTTCATTTCTGATATTCAAAAGGTTCTGGGTATTCTCATCGAAAACCTGCCAAACGTGCAAAAGATGTACGAAGACTTGCACGAAAAGTTTGAGGTCGAAAAGGACTGCAAGAACGACGCTTATTTCTTCATTCTTGAAAGTGGCAATTTCTACAAGTATAAGCAATGGCACTTCAACGAAAAGAAAGGCGACTTGCAAAGCACACTTGAAAAAGTTTTGGGCTAACAACATGAACGCCCCAAAGAAAAAGGGTAAAAAGTAGGTTCAAAGATTGGTTTTCATGGTTCGGGGTACTGCTTTAATTAGTAGTACCCCGTTTTTTGTACCATATTTTGCCTCTGCTGGCTTTTCTGTTCGTATGTTGGTAACATATCCACCCGAACAAAATAAACGCAACACGGGGCAAATTTGCCGTAAATAACGCTATTCAATATAAACGCCCTGTTCCAGTAGTTCGTATATTGAACGCTGCTCGCTGGTCAGTATATTAACGTTGGCAATGCTTTCCACGTGTTCGGCTCTAATAAACCCTTTGAACGTGCCTATATAGTCCGTTACGTTGTCTTTGTTCCTGCTGCCTTTGTCCTTACTGGTGTACCACTTCATTTTTATATACGGTTCAAGTCCGTATAATAGTTGTTCGTTCCAACTGTCAGACCCCACAAGGTTTACAGTGTCGTTTTGCGGTGCTGTGTAAATTATATCGGTGCTGGGTGCAACTTCTTCAACATGGAACACAATGCCGTTATAACTCAAACGCGCAATACCCTCACCCGTTACCGTGTTAATAACGTATTCCAGTCGTACCGATTTACCCACGTATTCCACGGGTATAGATACAAACCCCTTGAACGGCAAAAACAACTGTATTTCGCCTTGATAGTCGGTGTTGTCGTTGTTGTGCGCTGGTATCTCCACGCTGCCGAAATCAAGCGTTACACGGTCTTTGCTGGGGGCTAAACATTCGATGCCTGTTTCATAGTTACCGCATTTTATCTGGTCGGTGCTGCTGGTCGGTATCTCGGTATGTATTCTCTTTATGCGGTTCACATACTGACCCAAGTCTATAAGGTAATAATTTGTACCCTCGCCCGTTGTTTCGGTTCTGAAAAAACGCTTTTTCGCAAAGTCTGCAAGGTTATCCAGTGTTACCCTATACACGTTAATACTGCCGTAATTAGTGCCTATAACCGTAACGGGTACGGTGTCCGCTGAAATGCTTATACTTTCATAGTCGCCTATTTCGGTGGCTGGGTCGCTGGTGTCTATGTATGCCGTTGCCGTGGTCTTCTCATCGGACAAATCAAAGTTCTTGCTTTTGTAGTAGCCGTATTCGTTTCGCCATGACAAAACGGGGGCTTCTTCAAACTCGGTGTTTTCGTTTGCTTTCAGTTCCACGGGTAACGTGCCGTTCGGCTTCACAAATTCGGGTATAGGGTTCACGAAGGAACAACCCGTTAAACTCGTTTCCACCAAATGCACACCACCGAAAACCCCGTTTATCGTTATAGGCTGGGTTCTGTCTGCGTCCGTGATAGTTACCCGTGCCGTGCTGTCGTAATCGTTCACGGTAATTTGTAGGTCTGCCGTTGCCGTTTCCCCTGCCGTGTTGGTGTACTGTACCCCCGTATCATAGAAACGCCCACGGGGGTAACGTCTGCTTTGTACGGTAATATCAATTTTCACGGTGTCGAAAGATACCGTTAATGTGGTGTCGGCTATGTTGTTTATAACGGTCGGTTCGGGTACGTCCTCGCTTATTGTGCTGCCTGTAAGCGTTATTTGGCTTTGCTCCATTTCGTCCGTTAAAGTAGCTGTTTTCTTGTCGCTGCTCAACGTTAGCGGGCTTTCCCTATAATCTCCGTAACCGTCCGTATATTGTGTCTTAATTTCGCCCGTGAACTTATAGCCAGTATCTGCCGTTACCGTCAAAGTAACATCGTACCCGTTGCGTACTGCTGTAAACTGGCTGTTCGGTATGTTATTAACTACATTTTCCATGTTTATTTATCGCCTTTAATTGTTACCATTATTATGCTGCCTTCTTCACTGAATAGCCCCGTATTTGGAAACTCCAACTTTTCAAAGTTCGGCAAAGTGGAATAAACCAAAGAACGGGTGTTAATGTGGGTGTCTGCGTTGTCCCTCTCTGTGATAGTCCCACGGGCTTGCGTTATTTCCCTTTCGTATGTCTTCAACACGTCCACACGCAAAGACAATATAAAAGCGTCCCCCTCTTGAATTTGTGCGTTATCTATGAAATAGTAACGGTTCAGTGTGGGAATGTAACAGTAATTGAACGCTGGAATACCTTTGTAACGGATACGCAACACGGGGTTTTCCATGTCGAAATTAGAACGCAAAACGCCCTGTATGTCCGTGGACTGCCCCAACTTCTTATTAACGGTGTTAGGGTGTCCCAAGTAGTTATAAAAGTGTATTGTTATCATATTATCCAGTATTAAAAAGAACGGGCTGGCAATGTTACCACCGCCAACCCGTCCACCGTTTAATGAATGTTTACAAAGTTATGCTACAAAGAACACAACAAAGTTTTCGTTAGTGTCGTTGAAATAGCCTGCGTCAAACTTGAAATAGTTGTTGAAGAACTCGGCTTTTGCGTTGTACGTGGTTGTTACCCGTCTGTCAAGGTTGCAAACGCCCAATGCGTCACGGTCGAACATAACGCCCAACACGCCCGAAATGTTCACGGCTTCACCGCTGGCACTTTTTACGTTGATAGTCGAAACGCTGGCAAAGTCGTAATTAAGTCCGCTTGCCTGCCAACTCGGTACGGTTTCAGCGTTTGGCAAAAGTACCTGTTCTTTGTTGTAGGTGTCTGAATAAAGGTAGGTTTGCGCTGCCTTTGCAAAGTCAGACAAAAGAACGGTGTGTAACATATCCACGGGGGTAAAACGTTCCTTTTTGCCAACGTTGAACAACGTGGAAACGGTCTGCATACGGTCATCATACAGTCCCATAGTGTAAGACGCAAAACGGATAAATTCGGGGTTCGTGATTGCGTCCGCTGCTGTGATTGTGTCGGGGTTCGGTGTTTCCTCTGCTGCTGGGTGGAACTTGTCGTTAAACAACTTCAAAAGGTTCACACAACGCACGGTGCTTGCACTTGAATAGTCGGCACTTGCACCGCCAAACGCTGTTTTGTCGGCTTTCAGTGTTTCGGCTACCATGTTGTTAATTGTACGCATAATAAGTGCGTCCTCTTTGATAGTCATAGACTTTTCAACGGCTGAATAAATCATGCTTAAAAATCCGTTCAACTGCTCGGCACTGCTGAAACTTTCCTTCACCTGTCTTTCGGTAATTGATACGGGTACTTCAAAAGTTACCTTGTTGTTGAAGAACTTTGCCGTAACGGTCGGTTTATGAAACGTGTCCTGTGAATAGGTTTCCCCGTCCGTCAAGTCCCAAGTGTCGTTTTCGGTGGCTGCTGGAATGTCCGCCGAAATCTTTTCCAGTACGCTGCCAAACTCCCAAGAGTCCATTAAAACGCTCGGTACTTTACCGCTGTAAGGTCGGTTTACAAATACCACCTTACCAATGTGGTTTACCAAACTTTTAACGTAGTTGTCCACTGCGTTTTGGTTGAATACTTCCGTACCCAAGTCCACAACGCCCGTTAAATCTTCCTGCACAATGTCGGTTTTGCCCAACACTTCGCCCGATACGCTGTTAATAAGCGTGTAAATCTGCTTTACTTCCATGTCGCAAAATTTTTATTGTTAAACAAATTATTCGTATATATCAAGTGTTATTTCGCTTACAAGTGCAAAGATAATTTTTTCTTGCCACTTGTTACGCCTTAATTCCATTTCTTTAACCACGTTTTCCGATACGTTGCCCGTGGTTCCCTGATGCTCGGTCGTACTGGTAACGGTTTCCGTGCGTGTCTTGTTCTGCTCGCTGGTGTCCCGTTCCCCGTCCGTAAACATATCATCGTTAAACGCCTTTTCTGCGTTTGTGGTGTTGTCCGTTCCCTGCTCGCTGGTGTTCCTGTTCTCGGTCTTCGTTACCTTTGCCGTGGTCGGTGTTACTGCGTTGTACTCGGTTGTCATTGCTTCCGCCTGTTTCAGCCAGTCGCCTAAACGCATTGAAATGATACCACGCAAAACGGGTGCTGCCGTTGTCGCTGTCAGCCCCTCGGACAAAGTACGGTTGCCATACTTAAACGTTGCCAATGCGTCCAGTGTTTCGGGTTCGGTACGGGCAAAGATTGTTTGGTACTCTTCCATGTAATCAGGGTAAAAGTAGTTAGCGAAAAGCCCGTTACCCTCTGTAAACAGTTCTTTGTACTTCATTTCTTGCCCCCTTTCTTTTTACGATGTTCCTCGGTGTCCTCGTCCTCATCGGCTGGATGGTCTTCGTCCTGTTCCTGCTGTTCGGTCTGTTCCTCGGTTTCGCTTTGTTCCTGCTGTTCCTGTTCGTTCCCTTCCTCGGTCTGCTCGGTCTGTTCGGGTTCTTCCTGCTGTTCATGGTCGTTCTGTTCGGTTTCCTCGGTCTGTTGCTGTTCCTCGGTCGGTGCTGGCTGGTCGGTGTCGGTGTCTTCGTTGGTAGGGTCGTTTTCCCGTTCTTCTTCCGTTACCACTTCCACGCCTGTAACCAAACTTTCGTAATTCTCATGCTCCAGATACCAAGAACTACCCAAACGCACGGTTATTTCAGTACCGAACATTTCGTTTACCTGTTTCAGTGCCTTTTGTCTTTCATGTAACATATTATCCACATACGGCAAAAGTACGTCCACATTCATAGCAACCTCGCCCGTGTTCAGTCGTTCACGCTTCATGTTGTAGTTGGCATTTAGCCCCAACTCGTTCAACATATTCGCCTTGTAATACTGTACAAGTTCCACAAGTTGCGTTATATACTGGGTGTTGCTGGTGGCTGCTGTCTGCATATTCACGCCCTTGAAAAAGGCGTTCTCCCCGATAACGGAAAAATCACCGTCCAGTATCTTTTTTAAGAACTCATCGGCACTTTGCTTTGTCTTGTCATCGCTGGCACTTATCAGCATAGTAATACGGGTTAAAATGCTGGCTGTGTTCAGTGATATAATACCGTCCGTATATAACACGGCAAATTTGCCTATAATCGGCAAAAGGCTGTTTCCGTTGGTGTCGTTCTTGATAAACACACCGTCCACCCCGATTTTATAGGACTTGTTCAGTTTTAACGCTGGGTTCGCTACCGTGTAAATTGTCGGTCTGTTGTACGGGTCTGGTTCTCCACCTGCTGCTCCCTGTAAGGCGTACAAGTCCCCGTTTACCTCTGCAAAAAAGGCGTTGCCCTCTGTCTGCAAAAGTCTTTCCAGTTCCTCGGCTGGCACGGTGTCGGGCAAACCCTCATAGACAAACATCGCCTGCGTTTTCGCCAACGTGTTTTCAATGAAAGCCATTACCGCCGTGTCCTTGTTTTTAACGTAGGACTGGAAACGCTGGTATATGTTTTCTTTTCGCTTCATACGTACATATATAAATTTTCTGCAAATATACAAATTTATTTTTTGTTAAAAGTGTACCGTTTGCAGAAAATTTTGTTTTAACCTTATTTTAGTGATATAATGTTCGTTTTTGCACTCGTTATAAGGTAATTTCGTACTATTTCGCCTACTTCGTTATCTTGATAGAAAACTTTATCAGTCGCAAAATATCGGGCTACCTGCTGTTCTATGTAACTGGCATTGCTTATAAGTTTGCGTTTGTAGTTCGGTTTGCCGTTCATTTCCAGTGAGTAAATAAGGCTGTTTTCGGTGTCCTTAATCGGAGTTGTCTTCATGTGTATATACGTGAAATTCTCGTTACCCGCCTGTATAATGTTGCCCTGCAAAATAGTGTCGTTGAACTGTATGTAATACACAAACAAAACATCTTTCGGGGCATACTTCACGGGCAAATGCGGATATACTGACAGTTCCCATTTACCGCCCGTAATCATCTGCAAATTTTGGTTGTCGAAACAAAAGTATTTGTTACTGGCTTTGTGCTTCACTACCGTACTGCAATACTCAACGGCTACCGTTGCCCCGTGTTCCCCGAAACGGTAAATGTCGATTGTGCCTTGCTCCATTACTGGAACTTGCTTTAACCCCATTTCGGTAAAATACGGGCAATACTTGTTTACAGTGTTACCCAACATGAAAACCTTTACATCGTCCCTTTGTCGTATTATGGTGCTTAAAAGGTTCATAAACAACATAAACTCATCGGGCAAATAATAACGCCTTGTCAGGAACTCATCAAATACCACGGTCGTAACATTCGGGTAACTGCTGCTTTTTTCGTGTTCCTGCTCGGACAAACAAAAGCCGTAACAAAACGGCACATCGCACGGGGTACGCTTGCCCGTTTCTTCGTTGTAGTACGACAAAAACCACTTGTTAGATACATAGAACACTTCATTAAATTTTCCGTCTGTGAGGGTCGAAATAAGCCCGTTTGCGGTGTGGTTTGCAAATAGGCTTTCGGCACGTTTGCCCCTCAAATCCTCACGCCAACGCCTAATATATGCCATTTGCTTGCCTGTGTTAATAAACTGTTCCAGTCCGTACCGTAACGCTGCGTATGTCTTACCGTTGGAACGCTCGCCAAATATCAGATTATAGTCTGCGTTCTTTGCCAGTATCTCCCCCAAATCGTAAAATTTCGGGGTGTTGCTTTCCTGCTGCTGTTTCTTCTTTGCCATATCCTTTAATCTTTGAATTTGATACCACGTAAATAATTAAGATAGATAACGGACAAACTAAGGCTGTACCCTGTAGGTTCAAGGTGTACACCCGATTTTTCGTTATAGTCGCACTCGTTGCCTAAATAGTCGAAAATGCTTCCAGTTATGCCGTAATCTATATAAGTATGAATGTTTTTGCCTGTCGCTTTCGGGGGCAAATCAAGGTAGTTTGTAAATGCGTCAAATATGCCGTTTTGCCCGTACTTCTCCATAAGGTAGGGAACAGCACATTTTTTGTTTACGCCCGAAACCGTCAAAGATACAGGGTAACTTTTGCCCCCTGCTTTCAATGCGTTTTCCTGCTCTACCATGTAGCGTTTAGCCCCCAGTGTCTTGAAACGGGTGTAGCGCCCCTCATAGTCCCAAACGCCCAACAACTTCGTAACGCCCTTTATTGTCTTCGGCTGGCACATCTCAAAGGGTATGCCGTGGAACTTGCACGCCTTGCGTAACTTCTGTTCTGCCTGTTTGTTGTAGGCTGCGAAATACGCTTTGTGCTGGTCGCCCTGCATTAACTTTATACTGTCGGTGTCGCTATATACATAATCGTCTTTCGCTTCATATATGCCAGTGAATAGGTTACGCCTTGCGTATGCCGTTACAAAGATACCCCACGGGTAAAACAAAAAACGGTTCTTGCTGGAATTGTAGGTATATAGTAAGTTGCTTTGCTGTTCGGGTGTCATGTGTTCGGTGTCCCAGTCCCCGTTATATACGAACTCATCACGGAGGGGGTTTGTTACACACATACCGTAACAACTGTTTAACATTTCCTTACTGTTCAAATACTCTACTTCCATACCGTCCACGCCCTTTAACGTGGTTTTCTTTTCGTATAGGTGTAATATATCCTTTACAAACTCGGTCGGCAAATAACCACGCTTATAACAGTACATCTTACCCACACACATACTTTCCCAGTGGTAAAAGTTCTTTATTATGTGAAAATCAATGTCGGTTATTGTAAGGGCTATTTGTTTGGCCGCTGCCACACGTCCGTTATTTTCCACCACGTTTTGTTTTATAAAACACTTGCTGGCACTTATCGGGTTATCCTGCGTTTCGCTTGTGAATATGTTGTTAAACTCAATATCAAACACGCAACAATACTTTGATATAAGAAACTCAAAATGTTTCATACTCTTTACCTGTATGCAAACGCCCTTACTCATCGGGTACTGTTCGGATACCATTACATAAGGGTAACTGCTGGTAAAGTCGTAACTATCCACTTCGGGGGTTATCTCATCGGTGTATATTGCGTTTGCGTGTGTGAAACCGCCTGCAAAGGCACGTTGCAACATTCTGAACTCATCTATACCCGTTATTTGTAGTTCCTGCATTAAATTAACGTAGTCCCAGTTTGGCACGGTCTTTCCCTCTGCGTTCTTTGTACGTAAACAGTGCTTTCGGCAATACTTGCGTACAAAACCCGTCTTTGTCAAAGGTAGGTTGCAAATGTGCTTCACTTCTTCAATGCGTTCTTGTATGTAACACATCACTACTTTTATATCATTTATACAGTACCCTATTTCTGCGTTTGTAAGGGGTGTTTGTCGGTGTCGCAATAGTGAGTAATCAAGGTCGCCCGTCTTCTTCTCGCACTTGTATTTTACCAACTGTTCCCCCAGTTTTGCCAGTGAGTAACCCGATAACAAGTAACTACAACGGAACTCTATAAAACGGCTGGTAATAGCGTAAATAGGTTTTCGCAAATCAATGCTGAAAACCTTTGCCCAGTCAAACCAATTTCGGATAAACTGGAACTCATACGAAAGGTTATGCACGTAGCATATTAACCGCCTTTTCTCCCCCAGTTGTAGGGTGTCGGCTATCACATCGCACATTTCCGTAAACTCGTCCCACGTCCTGCCAACTATCACACGCCCGTTAATACCGAACTGCCAAACGTACATTATAGCCGCCTTTTCCAGTTTGATTTTACGTTTCTGCATAAGCCTTTGCGCCTGTTCGTAGTCGTATGCCGTCCCGTCCTCATCACGGTAAAAACTGGTTGTTTCAATATCAAAGGAACAAGGCACGTTATAAAAGTGTTCCCCCTTGCTGTTGCCCGTCAAGTTCTTTTCATTAACGGACAATTCTAAAACGGTCGCTATGTCAGTCGGTTTGTATATTCGGGCATCTTTTTCATTAAACGGTATTTTCTTCATATACTTACATACTGAATTTGTCGAAATCGTCCATTATCTTTTTAACGTCCTTTTCCATAAGTTCCACCACGTTCCAGTGGTCGTCCGCTGCTTGCTCTAACTGGTCGTCCAGTACGTTTGCAAGGCTTTGGGCTTCACTCTCTATTTGGTCGCTCAAACTTCGGGCTTCTGTTTCCAGTTCCCCCGTAAAGTCTTTGTATCGCATTAGATAGCGTTCTACAAAATTAGTGTCATCAATGCTTTGCAACTTCTTTTGTAGGTTCTTTGCCATAAGGTCGAACTCATCGGGTTTAAGGTCGTAGGACTGCATTAAATGCCTGTTGTACTGCCTTACACCCGTTGCCGTACTGGTAGGCTGTCGCAAAAACGAAATCGCCTTTGTGTACTCCATTTTTAGGGTGTTCCAGTCGCCGCGCATAGAAAATTTTGTATAGGTGTCTATGTCCCCCTTTTGCAAGGCTGCAACCGCTGGACTTATTAACCCCGCTTGTTCTATGTTCTGAATACGTCTGTTTGCCCGTTGGAATACCTTTGCAATCTCTCTTCGTGCTGCTGGACTGCTTTCCAACTGGTCTAATATCCACTTTTGTAAGGGTTGTTTCGTACTGCGAAAAACGCCCCTTGTGAATCCAATTTTACCACCTTTCATGTCTTGTAACCTTGTTTTATAAACCAAAGGGGGAAGTGTTTACCCTCCCCCTTTATAAGTAAGACAATACAGTAAATTACAAGTCCACAAACGAAACATTGTAGCACTTCTTTCCGTGGCTCTCATACTCGTAGATGGTGTAACCTACTTTGCCGTTCTTAATCGCTTCAACGGATTCACTGTCTGCCAGTATTTCACGGGCTGTTTCTGCCATGTGTGAGGGTAGGTTCACTAACTTCTTCGCCTCTGCGTCAATGATAACGGGGCTGTCGCCTAAACCGTTCTTGCTGGCGTGTACGAAAATGCCGTTAATCGGGTGTACTACATCGTTGCCCCCGTTGTCCTTACTGTTGAAAATGTCTGCCAACTTGATATACTCAAAGTTGCTGGTGTCGATACCGAAACCAACTTTGTTAAACTTACTTGCAAATGTTGCCATAGTTGTAACTTTTATTTGTTAAACATTCATTGAATTGCCTTTTGTTCGGTCGCTGTGAACTCTAAAAGCCACTTTTTGAAACGGTTTATCTTCATAACCGCTTTGTCATTCTTGCACACCTCATTTGTTGTAATAAGGTGGTTCAGTGCAAACAACACTTCGTTTGTGTACTCATCAAACGGGTTGCGTTCTGGTTCAATGTTTTTTGTCTGTTCCATTGCTATGCTATTTAATTGTTAAACATTCATTGTGTAATCAAACACGGTGCAAAGATACAAAAAATTTTCGACATAACAACAAATAAGCGAGAAAAAATTTTCATTTTTAGAATTTTTAACAATCAGCTTGCAACCACGTGAAAGTTTCTGCAAAATTTTCAGCAACTCACAGCACCGATTTACTTTTGTATATTTATTCACATTTGTAAATTCGTGCAAGCCGTTGAATATCAGCGAGTTACAGGACAAGTGTTCCACGTGGAACAATTTAGACACAAACAGACAACACCACCCCAGCCGTGGCAAAAGTCGCAATCGTTAAACTTGGTTAAGGTGTGTTAAATGTTGTGTAGAGTTGCGACCCAGTACCCACGTGTTAAACTTTGTTAAACTTTGTTAAAAGCCGTTGGGGGAACGTGGCAGGGGGTGGGTAGCGTACC